ACACTCTTTTCTTCTGTCTTTAAAAGAACCTTTACTTTTTTCTTCTGGCACTTTTTCTGCTTTTTTCATTGTCTTTCCTCTCATCGTTTAATTGTTTATTTAAAAAGTCTATTAATTGTTGTCGCTTGTCTATTTCTTTTTGTAATTTTGTTTTTTCATCATCTCTTTGTAATAATAATTGTGTGCTTTTTTTAATATCTTGTTTAAGATTTCTGTTTTCTGTTTGCAGTTTTGCTAGTTCTATCATTAATCTATCTGTCATTTCTTGCCTTTCATCACTTGTTCTAATGTTAAATTATGCACTATCATGTCTTGCATAGCTTGACCTGCTAGTCCACCAAATATCATCTTCATATTAGGTTTTAATTTTTTTCTTTCAGCAGCAGTAAGTTTGCAATAATCGTAAAACCATTGGTCAATATTTTTATTGAGTTGCGTAGGACTTAAATGATCGGCAGTAAACATTCCACCATCCTCTTTTCTGGTCCATTCTTTTCCTATTTTTTTAAGCATTGAAACCATACATTATAAAATATACAAAAATTGTCAAAATACTATACAAAATAATTTCAATTTGTGGGTGCATTATCTTTGTCAAAGTTTATTGTTGCATTAAAAGAAAAAGATATTCTCTCATCATCTTTTTTGGTACTGTTAAATGGGTACACAACATGGGATAAATTGTTCGGAAACAAGATCCACTGCCTAACCTCTGGCATAACCCTATAATTAACATCAGTAAACATACCTTCAGAACCTTCTATAAATTCTGTTTGTCCAGAAAAATCATTAAATGATTTAGCATTTTCTGTTGGAATCATTGAGTCTGGTATTTGTAAATATCCAACACATGATAAATTATAATTTGGAAAAACATATTCAGTATGTCTATGGCAAGGATTATAGTCACCAGGTTTAGATACAACATACCAAGCACTATTTATCAAAATATTAGAAATCTTATGTTTAATATGTGCGTTTGTATATGAAGCTATAATCGGATCAAAGAAAGCTCTTTTCCATTTAAGCATAACCTCTGGTGTAATTAAATATTCTTCTGCTACATGACCAACTAATCTTTCTCCCCAATCATGTTGTTTTTGTTTTGTCTTGTCAGCTCTTATCTTTTTTAAATCCTCTTTAAAATCTTTTAATAATTCTAAAGGTAGTTCGGCTCTTGCCATTGATGAGCCAAAAGGTTTAAAAATTTTAAAATTTATCTTGTCTTTCATGGTCCTCCAAAGGTGTTAGTTCATTGACTTCAATTTTATAAGCAGCAGGTCTATTATAATGTCCAAAATGAGATAATCTTTCTGGCATATCTTTATTAAATATAAAAGAACCCATTATTGTAAAATTAAAGTCTTTGTCATCGTTTTTAATTATTAGAATATATTTGCCATACTTTTCATTAGGTCTAATCAATAAAAAATTATATGCTTTTTTATCTTGTGTTCTTATCTCTATATTGTTTTGAAAGTCAGAATCCTCATATCTCTGCAAATTATCGGTATATGACGCATTATGGTAGGAGTTGGTCCATTTTGCCCAAGAAACCTCTCCTAATGCTCCCAGAAAGCCATCATAAAGCTGATTTTTAAGGTTCTTATCATATCCATAGCTAAAACCTTTATTCATCCTTAAATTACCAATAAATCTTTTTTGAGCTATTGTATAAGCTAGTTCTACATCATTCGGATCTAAATTTACTTTTATCATTTATTCCTTTTATTAATTGATTAAATACTGTTGTTCCTGGATTTAGGTTATAATCTTTGAAGCTGCAACCACAAACGAATATAAAAATTATTAAATATTTCATTTTTTATCTTTTTTTAAATCATCTAATTGTTTTATCCTTTTTTCGTATTGTTCCAATGTTTCGCCAGAAAAATATTTGAACCAACAATCAGCACAATAATCTTTACCTCTTTCAACTACATCTGCTTTCATTTGGCATTTACAACAAGTTCTCACATCACCATAAATGTTCATTAATTAGTTGCAAAATAAAATATTAATAGAGCTATCTCTACTGCAATAATTGTTTCAAGCATAATTATATTTCTTGTTAATTCTTTTTAACCAATTCAATAAATGTTGCGACCTGTCATCAATATTAAATTTATTTGTTCTATGAATTTCGCAATCGTAATCTGCCTCTGTCCATTTATAAAAAATTTTATTTTCTAAATATAAATATTGATATTTTTTTAATTTTTTATGATTTCCAGGCATTTATTCATCTCCAAATAAAGTTTTTCTACCATCTAAAGCTGCACATTTAGATTCAAATTCTTCAATTGATTCTAAATTTCCAACAAATGCAGAGGTCATAATAGGTAATTTATAAAGACCTTGTTTTCCCCAATGCGTAGAGGGACTTTTTTTATTAATTTTAATTCCCTCTAGTATGATTTTATCACCCTCTTTTATAGTTATCTCTGAACCTCCAGCAGTTCCCATAAAATGAAAATGAGCTGTCATTTTACCAAATGCTTTATTTAAAATAATTGAACCTTGAACAACACCCTTTAAGACTTTTTTATCATATTCGTATTCACCTTTACTTCTTTTAACTGGAACAAGTTTTATTTTTTCACTACTCATCTTTCTCTCCTATATTTTTAAGTATAATATGATCCGAATGTAATATACCTTTATGTATATGTTTTCTGCTTTTTGTTTTATTAGGTGGTATATTTACTCCACACAAGTTTTTAGCTGATTTATTATATTCACTTTGAACATCTATACCTTTTTCAGCTAGTGCTTTTTTTACTGCGTTATAAATTGCATCCATGATTGTTTTTCCTTTCCTTTCCAATTTTTATATTTATTATAATACACTCCATTTTTGGCTTTAGACCCTTCAAGAGTATATATGAGCATCAACCTTTTAAGATTATGCAGATCGTTTTTTGTGAGTGGTGTGTTGGGGGTTGTCTTCCAACATCTTGAATATATCGGTCTAAACCTTTCATGACCTTGTTTTATACTCTTTTCTTGAGTTGAAACCACTTTTTTATTTTTTTTCATTAAAATATAATTATTCCTATTGCTAAACCCACCAAGAACCAAACTATTTCGGATCTATAATATAGACTCCAAATTTTATATTTTGAAATTAATTTATTCATTTCCTATCCTTTAACCTTTTTATTAATTTATATACCTCTTGCAAGTCAAATATTGAGCAAGAACCTATATATTCTATTGACTCCTCTCTCATTTCTTTCTGTTCTTGATAGACTTTGGCTTTATTTTTATCAATAACCTCAAAATGTTCTTCCTTCAGTTCAGGCATTATACCTCCTTATTTACTTTATAAAAGCCATCAGCTTCTTCACAAAAAATAAATTTAAATGATTTATTGTTTTCTGTGCAAAAGTCATCAAGCATTTCACCATCTGTAGTCCAATCACCACAGTTGTAGTCTTCCCATTTTTTGCCAGTCTTTTTTTCTACCCATTGTCTATATTCAGGGTCATGTTCGCCATAACCCCAATCATTCCCAAAAAAACCATAATGGGAAATAGTTTTCTCTACTTTTATTGTTGCTGTTTCCATAATTATCTTTCCTTATTAAGTTTATTTACTAAATCCTCTGGCAGTTCAATTATATCCTCTTGAACGACCTCTGTTTGTCTTATTGGCTTATTAACTTTGTCCATACGACTTAATTCGCCATAATCCATAAAACCAAACATTTTACGACCTTTAAAGGTTTTGCTAAATAACTTATATATGTCTATGTCTTTACCTTTCATTATCCCTCCTAAAAGTTTGCAAAACCATTAATATATTTTACACCATGTTTATAACAAACCTTTGACCAATCTTGTTCTTTGTAAATAGATCCTCTAGGTGTTTTATGTGGTGATTTATATGAGTTAGGTTTTAAAATATTTCCATCTAAATCAATAAAAGCATAAACACTTTCAGAAGTGCCAATTTGATCTTTTGAAATAATTTTAAAATATTTTTTACCAACTTTAATCATATATTTATAATCTCTGTCAGTTTTGCAGTAGTTGTTATTTAACCAATCCACTAACTTGTTTAATTGATTGTCCATTTCTCTCCTTTTGTTGATTCGTTGAACATACAATATTTATATACATTTTGTTCTATTATGCAATAGTAAAAACCCTAGAGTGTAAAATAATTAATGTTCGCTAAATGTTCTGATTGATTGTAAAATGATTAAGTATAAAACACTTACCCACAAAGGAAAGATTTATGACTACTAAAGGGTTCACAATGATCCCAAATCAATTAATAGTTGATGAGGGGTTGAGCAAGGAGGCTAAAGCCTTATTTATTTATTTAAGATATTTATCGCCAAAATTTAGGATTTTAAGAAATGCCACATTAATGACAAAATTGGATATGTGTTTATCCACACTTCAAAGAGCCAAAAATGAGCTTATTAAGAAAGAGTATTTAATTATCCACAGAAAAACCTCTGCTAATAAGTATGAGTTAAGACTACCTAAAATACAAGCACCTGACTACTTATTAAATAAGCAGGGGGGTAAGTATAATTTACTTAATATTAAGAAGAACAATACTAACCTTAACAATAATATATCTTATAAGAAAGGTTTTAAAGGTTTTAAAAAATGAATGAAGAACCTTATTACTATAATAATGAACCTTTGCAGTTAAGCTATAGGAACAGCTACTCCCCCCCTGAGAAAATTGAAATAGTTTTACAAATACAACAAGATTATGAAAGTGGAATGCTGTCGGTGGACCAGATGCGTTGGATCGTATTTAACTGTCGTTTTGGTGCGTTTACTGTTCAAAGAATAATAGACAAATTGATGTTTGATGGAAAATTAAAAGTAAATCCAATAACCCTTGACAAGCGAACTTTTAGTAAAAAACCTAGTGTTTTTGACTTGTAAATATACAACATATTGTGGTATAAATATCACATATTTAGCTCCCTCTTTAGATGCTAAATTATTAGGTTATAACTATTGAGTCTGTTGGTTTAAATTCTTTCTTTCTTTCCTTTCTATAACTGACAGACTCACACATTAGAACCATTATAAACT